CACTCTTTAATGGTGACCTTAAGGAGTTTGACGGAACTAAGATTCTCAACATCAGAGGAACTTACGGTGATTTGAATGGACCTATTGGTTCACCATTGACTCCAGTCGCAAGACTTAAGGCAGTTGCCGACGTAGCAGATGATATGTTCCTTTGTGGAGCGCAGTCTCTTAGGAATGTTACTAATGCAACTGGTGGAGAAGCTGATCGGGATTACTTCACTGACTTCCCTGGTCATCAGTACAAGTACACTGAAGCTGATACGTTCACACATGATGATAATGAGTATTTCTTAAAGGTTATCAACCCTGATGGTACAAGTGCTATTATAAAATACGTAAACTCTGCTTCAGGTGTAGGTACAGATGCTACTAAAACAAATGATGGTAATCACGGAACACACATCAAAGTTGCAGCCGTTTCAGGCAGCAATCTAACTGGTGGTGATATAGCGGATGGAGCGCTTGCATTCCCATGTAATGATGGAGGGCAAATCTACGGATATGCAATCCTTATGGGAGCTGATGCTGTTATCCGTGCTTATGGTGAAGACATGAGAATGACTGATGACAAGGATGACTATGACTTCCGCCACGGCATCGGTTATCAAGCCATGTATGGTGACGCTATTTGGAAAGATCGTAACGAGAGAGTACGTAACTACGTGCTTGGTATTTACGCCTACGATCCAATCGGAGCATAACAATAATTCCCTAGTGCCAATGGTGGTGTCGCCCTCTGGGTGGCACTGCCTCGGCACTGTTGGGAAATACAAAAAGAAAGGCACTAGAGAATGACTACGAAGAAAAGCACTAAGAAAATCGCCAAAACAAAAGTTGTTTCTGTAGGCGAGCAAAGGGATAAAAATTTAGAAGTCGCAAAGATCGTCGTCTACGTTCAGGGCAGTGACCGTTATCCTATTGAATGGAGAGGTTATAATGACAAAGATTATAAATTTATTTACGATCCTGTCTATGAAAAGCATACCATAGAGTTCAATTCTATTGAAGAGTATGAGGCAGAAAGAAATGACCTGATTCACTCAGCCTATGGTAGAGCTATCGGACATTTTGGTTTTCAAGTTCACATCGTAACAGTTGCCCAGCAGGAAGAAATAGATAGAAAACGTAAAGCCTATGAAAAACGCATGAAGGAAAGGTCAAGGCTTATGGCAAAGGCACAGGAAGAAATTCAAGAAGAAGTAGACGAAGCTGAGAGACAGCTAGAGGAAGCTCGTGAAAAACTTGGCGCTGTGAAATTAAAATCAACTAGCCTGAATATCGAATGACCCGAAGAGACGTAGCCCAACGCATTTATGATTTTATCAACTCTACAGCATCGGCTGGACCAGAGGCACGGGCTATTGTTGAATCCTGCAATGCAGCCATTCAGGAGATAGCTCATTACGCACCACGGGACTTCTTTAAGCAAACCAGAAGTGCTGTCGTTAAAGCTCCTATTACTGGCACAGTGAGCGTTACTGAAGATTCAAAAACCTTCACCAATTTAGTATTAACTGAAGCTGACAGCAGTCTAGCAGTGCAAACTGCCATTAGTTCAAATAACGGCACTCAACTGCAACAGAGTAGTCATCCGTTAAAGAATGGAGACATCATAAAGTTTATCTACAGTGGCAATGGTACAGGAACAGCTCCGTTCGCCACTACAGCGCCATTTTATTATGTCAGAGAGGTAACAACGAATTATTTTAAATTATCAGATACTCCTTATGGTGCTGCGCTCACTATGAACACATCAGGTGATTCGGAATATCAAAAATATAAACCTTTGGTTACCCCTGAAGGATGTTCAATTGATGTAGGTGGCAGTGATAAAATCATGAGGATCGCAAGCATAATAAATGATTTTGAGGTAACCTCAGTGAATGTAGCCTCAGGGGGCAATTCGTCCGATATGGAAATTAAACTAGGGGATCTTGATGATCCAACTTCTTACCAACACGATCTAAAAATCGATGATGCTATTGCCTTTATTGACTCAGTTCCTGACAATGCAAAGATTTTAGATACAGGCACGGATGCTTTTACTGTTTCAGGTGATAATCAAAAATTATTTATTCCAAATCATGAGGCAATCGTAAACGATGCTATAGCTTTCTCAACAGCTCCAACAGGTTTATCGACTGGTGATTTTTCCAGCGGAACAACCTACTATGTAGTGTCAGTTGGTACGGATGGAACACATGGAAAGTTTGTGACCTTGTCTGAGACGCAAGGTGGGAGCGTCAAAAATCTTTCGGGAAACGCCCAAACAGGTATCAGCTATACCATCAATCAGACATTTGTGTTACAGACTAGGACTGCTTACTTCATTAGGGAAGTCAGCGGTTACACGGGTGGAGTCAGTACAGCACTTGAGAAAATCATTAAAATAAAGACCGCTGCATCAGGCGGTGATAACATTTATTTACAACCGACCACAAGCGGTAAAGAGCATCAAATCACTAAAGCTCTCACTTCAGGAATCACTGGAAACTTCGTCGAAGAGTATATCGGTACGTCAGGATCGAAGAGCTGCACAGCACACTTTGATGCCATTAAATTAAATTCTAAAGTCACTGAGGTTCTTGGGACTGTTGTATTGAATGATGATGAGGTGCTAACCCCTCTTCTTAACGAGGATCAATCAGACAGGCATCACTACAATGAACTTCAAGACATTGATGATTACAGAGGTAAAGCCTACGATTACGACATTCCTTCTGAACTAAAAGATAAATCTGGAGAGCCGAAGTTTTATTATATCATGAGCGAGCATGATGAGGAAGAAGATCGACAGCGATATTTCATGCGTCTGCGACCAATGCCAAAAACAAAGTCAAGAATAAGATTTTCAGCAAACATTTTACCAGAAAAATGGACTCTTAGTGATGTGAGTAGCAGTTCTGGACATAGTAAAACCACAGGTTGTCCTGCTGAATATCATGAATCGGTATTGCTCCCGTTTGTCTACAAGAACTATACCAAATTTATAGGTTTTGAAGTGTTGCCCTCTGAAGGATCGCTTCAAAGCGGTAATATTCTTTTGCAAATTGATGAAGATTACAGGCAGGCGATAGAGATATTAAAAGGATTGGAACCTCAGTCTGAAAGAAACGCAGGCTACAGCATTGTCTATTAAATGTCTCACGACTCCAGCGATCCATACCATCAGAACACAACCGATGGTAACCCAAACAATCAGAATCAAAGTGGGTCAGATGGTGGTCATAATTTTGGTGGTGTAAACACCTCAACTGTAACTAGTGGAAATACAAACAGTTCATCACAGCCTGTATTAGATAATGGAACAACCGTCGTAGACACTACGACTGAGCTGGCAGATTTACTCCTAGAGAAGATACAAGACATTGCTGATCTGTCTCTTGCCAACAAAACCATACCCTACGCACCTTCTCACGCAAAAGACACGTATGGACCTAATTACTTCAAACCCCTAAGTGCGGTTACAGGAGCTGATGTTAATGCTATTAATTCATCATCCCTCACCAGTAAGTTTCCAGTTTATCGAATATTCTTCAAAGGATCGACCGAGCCAACTGATATAATGACAAGCAGTGTTTGGTCAATCTGTAGGCATAAGGGAATGTTTGCAGGCCAAGGGAATCAATCAGGTTATTATCAACGAGCGGGCAATATGACGAGCTTGCATTTTGCAGGCAATAAGCATCCGTGGAATCCGCTAATTTTACCAGCCAATCCAATTAGAGGATCATTAAGCTCATCACCTCAACTTTCGAATGGTAACGCCACAATGGGCGATAACTACCTACCTCTCCAAAATATTGAAGCAGTATTCCATAGGAATGTGATCCAAGGTGCAGCATCCATAAGTCACTCTGGAGACAGCTACGGACCTGAAGTCATTAAGAGTAATTCTTACCGAGTTCATTTGAAAAGTGGTGCAAAATTTGATCTGAACGCAGGAGGCTACGTTGTAACCTCACAGCCAACTCTTAGAAACATCGCTCCTTCAGGAAACTTTGATACTGTTGAACGAATTACTCGACC